CAAACTTCCAGTTAATGCTGCCTTTCTTGGGTTTTGATTTGGTCTTTACCTGACACTTGTATATGTTGTTATTGTAGTCAAACAATATGTCTGCTTCTGAGCCATGAGGAACTAGGGTTACTGTGTCTGAGAAACCGGCTAAGAAGCCGCAAGTATAAAATTCACCTTGTCTACCGATCCGCTCCGTAGTGCGTCCCATGTTTCTTTAGATCATTTAAGTTGTTCTTCAGTAATTAATTGTCTCTCATCACTTTCTGTTAAAAGCATAGGCTTAATGCCTTGTACTCCGTCTATAATTTGTACGACTCTTACAATTGCTCTTTTAGAATCTGGATTTATTTTTGATAATTGAACTAAAGCCTCTACAGAATTGTCTTGTGTAAAAACATTTGCTAACTCTTCCCACGCTCTGCCCGCCTTAAATTCTCCCCATTTTGTAGCCAATCTAACAAGAGGATTAAATGTTTTCATCATAGCTATGTCTTTAACAAAAGCCCTTGACGCTTTGCCGCCAAAATCAAAACCGGGATTGTTTAAATTAGCAACTCTTCCAGTTCTTTCCAATACGTTAATCATTTTTTCAAAACCAACCTTTAATTCATTGGCATTAACGCCTTTGGCTTTGGCAACATTATCTATGACTGCCATAAATATTTTTCTTTGCTCTCCTGTCCCCGCAATAGAATCAATTAGTTTAAATCCTTGCGTTAAATCATCTCCCTGTTTTGTCATTTTAAATGATTGATTTAAGGCGTTTCTAAAATAAGTATTAGCAAGTTGTATAGTTGCTTCTGGATTTGTTTTGTTTAATATTTCAAAAGTTTTATTAACATCTGCAACACTTGCCGTTTTAGGATCAAAAATAAAACTTTTTATTTTTGCTGGCGTTAATCCGCCTTTAATTAAAGGTTCAATATTATTTTCTACGACTGCAACAATTTCATCTGACAATCTTGCAAATGTATCATTCGCCTTTGCATAATTTGCATTAGTTCTTAATTCCGCATTTAAAGAATCCAAAATGCCATCGTCTGTTTTATTAAATAATTTAATTCCTAAGTCTTGGTTTATAAATAAATCCGTGTTTTTACCTTGTTGAGAAGATCGATAATTATCTCTATATATTTTAAAAGTGCTATCAAGTTTATTAATATTAGTCTCCGGAATAATTTCTTTTTTCTTCTGGCCCTTTATTTTTATTTTTTTCTTAATTAATTCATTTTTAATTTTAGTCAAAGAGGCTTTGTTTTTTGTATTGTTGGTAGCTGCAATGGCATCATCAATTTTAGAAATAATATTTAAAACTTGATTTGGTTCTAAAACCTCATTGTTTGCAACGCCATAGCCGGCTTTTCGTGATTCGCTAGTTCTTATTTTTTTGACCTGTTTGATAGAAGACTTTGCTGTGTCTGTAATTAGATCGTAAACTTCCCTTTGGCTTTTAGGTGCGTCAGCTATTGCGTCTGCCTGTGTTTGGGCGACATCCATTACCTCGTTTCGTCTGTTCATTGCAGCACCATAAATAATTGGTGATCCTTTTTCCGAAGACACAACATCTCTTGTTAAGTTTCTAATATTTTTATTATCAAAAACTTCTCCCGGCATTAAATTAACACCAAGTTCTTGACCTGTTTCTTCAAGGGCTTTAGCTGCTTGAATTTCTTTTGATGGGACACCTTCAAGAGCATCTTTAGCCAATTTTGCTCCTGTTGTTGGTCTAGCAAATAAAGCAGCAAGCAACATACTTGGTATAGAAACTCCGACTGCCGCACCGGGACTTCCTGTTAAATCTTCTGTTCCTTGATACATGAGGCCGCCAAAAGAACCAAGACCGGTACCTACTTTTCTTGCCGCAGACGTTTTCCCAGCAAGACCAGGAGTTGCAAATTCTGCCATTGTTTGTGTGTATCTTCCCAAGTTTGTTTGTGGCTCGTATTGAGTAACCGGCTTTATTTGAGGAACTTTTTGTTCAGCATAATCCATTATTGCTTTAGAAGAGGGAAGATATAATGGTTCTTTTTCTTGATAAATGTTATAAGCTGCATGCAAAGGATTAGCAGTATATTTAGCCGCAGCTATGGGGGTGTGCATCCATTTTGGTAAATATTGTTTGCCTAATTCATCTAAATCTCCGGGGAAACCAGCAAGATAAGTTGCCCCTTTAGTAATACCAGAAGCAAGAGACATTCCATAATCTTTTGCCCGGTCTTTAAGTGTAAGTTCTTTAGGTGTATTTTCAGATATGTATTTTTTAGCCTGTAATTCAGCTTCGGCCTGTTTACCTTCTTCGCCTTCTATTTCAAGAATAGTGCCATTTGGCAATTCAAATTCGTATATTACTGTAGCCATATTATTAACTTCCTATGGCGTTAATGGAACTCTTATTCTTCGAGGTTGACCATTAGTTGTTGGTGTTGTTTGACCCGATAAAAACGGATTAACAATACTTAACTGCGAACCCGACCTTAAATCATCTATTCCTTGTTTAAAAAACAAAGACTTTTTGTTGCTTGGGTCTCTTTCTAATCTTCTTGAATGATAACCGTACTCGTCTTCTATTTCTCCGGCAACATCTAATTGTATTCCTTCAATAAATGAACTTAACGCAGCAGCTTTTTGATCTGCTGTTAGACCAGCAGAAATAATTTTTTGGAAAATAATAAAATCTTTATCAGACAACCCTCTTCCTTCTTGTCCTCTTGCTTTGGCTATTTGGAATGTAAAATCTAATAACATAGATTCAGTTTTAGCACTTCCTTGAGCCAATTTTTTAATTTCGTCTAATTTATTAATATCTCCACCAATTAAATGTTTTGTATAATCTTGCGGCCTACCACCTATAGCCCCGGCCTCTGCTTTAGCCCTTTCAAGCGCTTGTGCTAGGTCCCCAACAGTTAAAACCGTATTTGGGTTTGCGTATAAATTATCCATAAGTCTTTGGCCTGTTCTAACCAATTGATTTGTAGCCATGTGTTTTGTTTTTAATCCAGCTTCATCTGTCCAGCCTTCATACTCCGAAGATTTTCCAACGGCTGTTCCGGTTCTTCCAAGAGGCTGAATAACGTAACCTTCTTTATAAAGTTGTTCAACTTTTTCATCAGTCAAATCATTGTCCCTTATTGCACCAATATCTACTCCGTTTTTTGAAATGGTTCTAAGAGGATTTGAAGTGGTGCTTGTTTTTGCTGTTATGTTAGGATTTACTCTTTTATTTGCATTAGGTCCTGTTAGCCAATACTTATAACCATCTGCCCCTTCGTAAGTTTTATCTGATGTGCTAGCACCCTGAATATCAGGAAAAACTCTTTCGTAGTTTCCGTCAGAATAAACATAATATTGAAAACCATCCCTTCCTTTGACTATTTTTCTATCTTGCTTGCCAGACCTTGCTTGTTTTCTTAATAACTGATTTTGAGCAATATTATTTCCTTGTAGGGCATCTCCTAGACGCATAAAAGTTTCAGCTATGCCAGTATTTCTTGCAAACCTTCTTTGTCTTTCATATTCATCAATCTCATCGGGGGTTAGTGAACTTAAATTTGCATCTGTTAAGGTTTCAAAATCACCCCTTCTAGCAAGCCTATCACCAAAAGTAGAAAATCTGTCTGCAATATTCGGTTGTGGGCTTGTGTTTCTTTTGCCTATTGCCATTATAACGCTCCGTAATTAACCATTAAGTAGCCACTATCATGTATGGCTACTGCGTCTGGTTTAACCTCTAATACTTCTTGTGCAATTACACCTTTAGCCGGAGAATCAACACCTAAGTCTTTAGCCGTATCGTTCCAGTCCCAAGTGTAAACATTATGTCCTTTAATTTGACCAATTAACTCAACATTATCTTTAAGTCTTATGTCTGAAAATAATCCCATAATAGTTCCAATAGCGGATGCTCCTTTTCCGAGGCTGTCCATTGATCTGTCTCTATTCCAAGTGGTTTGGCTGGTCTGCGTAGGCATTGCACTAATACCTTGGGCCAATAAGCCAAGCTGTTGAGGTCCATAATTTAATGCTCGCATAAATTCGCCGTAACCAGCATCCATACCGGCTTGTTGCAATCCTTGTTGTTGACCACCAATGCCCGACATTAAACCTAAGTTTCTGTATTGATCGCCTAATAAACTTTGTTGTAATCCACTTTGGAAACGTCTGTTGTCTAATTCTCTTCCTATATCTTGCCCCGCTAGCGATGTAGCCCTGTCAAAACCACTTCGTCTTAGGTTGGCACTTGTACGCGCCGCTTGATCGGCAAACGCTCTGTTGGTCTCTGCTTCTAATATGCCACTTCTTGAACCACCAAACGCACCAGCACCTATAGCTTGATCTTGATCTCTGCCAATTGCCATTTTTCTTGCCCTATCTAAATCAGATAATGTGTTGTCTACAACTTGACTGGTGTAAGGATTTTGATAAGCATTTAAGTCTGCATTTAAAAGACTAGGCGCTTGCATATTAGCCAAAGTGTTTAATGAACCTCTTGGATCATAGCCCATAGATTGATCAAACATACTTCTAGTCTGATCAAAACCGGCTAATTGGTCAGGGTTATACCCCGCTACACGAGGACCCGTATAAGGGATAAATGGTTGTCCCGCTATACCTTTAGACCTTTCATACAGGTCTTTATACATAGCCATTTGTGTAGGGTCTACTTCATTTGATGTGCTGCTTTTTCCTTTACTCATAGTTCTTTCCGAATCATATATTCTTGGACAAATCCAAGATGTTTAATTTTTCTAATCCACCCCTTACGACCTCCGCCGTAAAGTCTTGTGCATCCAAAATGTTTTGCAAACTGTTCCATGCTAGGGAGCATAGATTGTAGTTCCTTATAATCGCCTCCGCAGAACAATAAGTTCATTGCTTTTAGGCGAGGATAACTAATTATTTCCGTTATCATAGCTGATTTTTCACCAATCCATAAGTGAAAAATGCCTTGCCTGATATGGTCTTCTACGTCTTCTATATTATAGCAGTCCGTATGACGCAATGCCTCTTCTATATAAGGTTTTGCAAAAACCCATTTTTCTTCCCATTCTTCCTTAAACCGTTGTGGCGGTTGTAAGGTTTCCTGAGTTGTCGATACTAATCTTATATTTTGTTCCATTTGGGCTTACCAATACTAATTCTGTTTGATCACCACCATTAACTTCTACTCTTTCTCCTTTATTAAAAGTTAATCCTGATTGATACTCTAATTCTGATACTAAATAATTCTGATAATTTCTGTCGTATTCAGCACCGGGTCTTGTGAATGACTTTCTTGCCATTATTTACGACCCCTGTTTCTTAAATCTAATCTTATATTTCCTACTTGAAAATCTTGTGTGGTATCACCTGTAACTTTCATCTGTACCTGTCGTGCTGTAAATCTTGCATCGGTGTACCCGTCATCATCAAATGTAAATGATCCAAAGTCTGTCTCTGGTCCAAGCGGCGTAAAACGGCCTTTAAAGCTTAATGTGACTCCTGGTAAAGTATTTGCTTCTGAGTCAGGAATGATCTGATTGCATTGAACGTAGTTATCTCCGTTGCCTATTTCTATGGGTCCCGATTGGCAAAAAGGTACAGACTCACCCAAGTTTGGAGAGTTGTTTAATGTGGTGCTTTCATGTTGATAAACAAAACCATCGTTATCGCAAGCTATAGGATAATCAAACACGCCTTGATCTACCCAACAACCCCTGTCCATAGAACCAACGCTCCAACTGTTGTCTGCGTAATTCCAAATTACATATTTGTCTGGTTTTGAAGAATCGGTTGATGGAAAGAACCACCAAATTTCATTAAAGTTAGAGTTGTGTCCTCCGGCTATGGTCTTTCTATAACTGTATTTAAGATTATCAAATATATAATCATGCACATCACAAGGTATTTCTCTTACAGAACCATCATATATAAAGAAGCTGTTCTCACCCATCCACGCTAAGAAATTACCAGCACTAACAATTCCTCTTGTTGATATGGCCTTACAGTTTGTGCCAGCGTCTTGAATACCATATATAAAGGGCTGTCCTGTGTAATACATTCTTGCTATGCCTGTATCAGTAAATAATATAACGTCTGATTGCCATTTAACAGCACCTATTACTCTACCGCCTGTCGGTACTTGTAAATCACCAGCCGTATTAGTCGCTGCTGCCGTCCAAGTAGTAGATGCTTCTCTTGATGACCAAGCAATCTTTCTTGGGTCCCCGCCAGAACCTATCGCTAATATGTGTCTTTCGTTTGTTACCACAACACCTAGATTGCCAGTTGGTGCATTAGTAATAGCTGTACCGGCTGCATCTGGAGTATTAGTGCCGCCGCCATGAGGTCGCCATTGATAGATTTTGCCGTCTGATGCGGAGCAAAATATTAAATATTCGCCCCAATTATCAAATGAAAAAGAAGTTGTGTTAAAAAGTAATCCTGATTGAGAACGAGCATCGCCGTAATCTTCTACGTTGTAATTGTATGCACCAAAC